CTGATTGGGGCGGACTCAAGTTATATGATGACTGGAAACCGCATGATGCTGAGGTAGGCTTTTAATGCCATTAATTAATCTTGACAATCCGTTAGGCGCCAACTTAGGCGACCAGAGTAAGGCTCGTCATGAGTCCTTCAAGGGTGGGTCGGTCGTACAGCATGTGATGGAGATTGTCCAGTCCAACCGTGAGATTCGCGACAAACATTACAAGAAGGCTTGGGATGCGTATGAACGAACCTTTAGGGGTCTATATACAGGAAGCGATAAAACACGACAGGGTGAGCGATCTCGCTTGGTATCTCCAGTGCTCTCAGCCGCAGTGGACTCCATCTCAGCGACAATCGAGGACGCGATCTTCAGCCGGGAAAGGTGGTTCGATACGTCAGACGACGTCTTGGACTCAAATGTAGATGACATCAAGCTGGCCCATCGAGTCCTGGAAGAGGATTTCGATACGGCGAATGTTCCCGATGCTATCGCCAAGATAGTTCTCAACGGTTGTTTGTATGGGACCGGAATAGGCAAGATCAATGTCATCCGTCGTGAGATACGTAACATCAAGCCGGGTGGAAAAGTAGAGATTGAGCAGAGGGCGCTCGTTACCCTCGAAGCAATCCCGCCGTGGGAGTTCGTTATTGACTCTCAGGCTAGAGACATAGACTCTGCATACTTCTGTGCCCACGAGACCCATGTACCGAAGAACAAGATCTGGAACCGTATCAAGGACGGCACGTACAAGAAGGTAAGCTTGATCGGCAATACCAGCTCTACAACCTCCCGACCCGCCCTTGAAGGACTCATGACGAGCCTTACTCTGGTCGCCTAAGTTGGCGCCTAACGGATTGTCAAGATTAATTAATGGCATTAAAAGCCTACCTCAGCATCATGCGGTTTCCAGTCATCATATAACTTGAGTCCGCCCCAATCAGGCCGCAGTATCAATCATCTGATCGACATATGCTACTGCGTCTAATAAATCATCTTTCGCAAGCGGGTTGGGGAAATCAACTGCCTGTGAGAGAAACTTTCCTATCCACTTTTCGTCTCCGGATAGGTCATCATCGGGCTCCAGAGTTATTTGGCCTTTTTCAGCTCTACCCTGGATAGCCCATTTAATCCGATCTTCTTTCCGTTGGTTAGCATGCGTGAGAGGTTTAATGGTAAAATAACCCCACTTCTGCATAAGCTCTCCCAAGTAGCCACTGCATCCGTCTTCTCCGCAGACTGCATTCTTTGCCATGCCACGTTCGATTCCAACCTCACACCTGCCATTAGTTCTCCAGGCTTTGATGATCTTGAGGGCAGTCCCGCGCACATCCCACTTCCCGTGAAGTATCTGCTTGATGTGCCATCCCTTCGCGTGGATCAGAGCTATGACGATAGCATGATCGTCTAGTATCTGGACTGCTTTGTTCTTCCGGTCAGACTTGGAGAAGCCCGCTAGATCTATCGCAATGACAGTGGCGGCATTCTTCTTCTCCCATGGTACTATTGGGAACATGTCCATGGTGAAGACTGCGCCGCCCGTCGCCTCGAAGGAAGCCAGTAGCTCTTGCTTGATGGCATCCTCGGAGAGAGCGTCTTTCATCTCCCCGATCTCGTTGGAGGTCAGGTGAGGATTGTCCTCTGTCTGGAACTGGAATGCTATCCAGCTCTCAGTCTCTTTGCCACTGGAAGGGTCCTTGTTGTCTTTGGCTGACAACCACATTTCGTAGAAGTGGTTCTTTCCATCGGGAGTACCAATGAATAATGCGCCCCCTTCTGCTCGACCCAATGCGGGTCGTATAATATACTCCCATACGAACGGTTTCATGAAGGCGTATTCGTCCATCACCACATAATGCAAACCCACCCCACGTAGGGAGTCCGGGTCGTCTGCGCCCTTGAATCGGATTATTCGCCCATTCGTTAATCTTATTTCCCCTTCATTGGCCCTCACACCAGCTATCACGCCAGCCTGATTGCCGAGGTCCATCATGACATTCCAGAGATTCTCCCTGCCCTGCTTGAAGGTAGGGGAGACATAGTAGACCACCTCATTGAGGAGGTCTATCTCAGTGCCATCACTACGGACCACTGTTAACTGTGACGCTGCCTCGTAGAGCTTGTAAGCAGCGAAGAACGACTTACCAAAGCGCCTTCCGGCGGCTACTACTTGGAATCTATGGTCGTCTTGGTCGAGGATAGCCTGCTTTTCATGCAGGTAGATATCCATTAGCTAGTTGGGTAGAATATCGTCGGAGGCGTAAAGTTCGCTGTGAACCTAGCGACACCCTTCGTGATGCGCACAGCACCGATAAACCCGTTTAATTCTTGGACGGTGCCAACAGCAGCGCCCAAATCCAAATCCCGAGCAGTAGGCCCGATAGCCGTGGAGTCTGTTATCGTTGCACCAGACTGTATTCCATCGAAAAATACCCGAAGGTCGGTACCGTTGCGGGAGATCGCTATGTGATGGTACTCGTTAACCGAGGGCGTCAATGCGCGCTCTGCAATCGGCGTGTTGCCGATGCTCCAGACAATGTTCGGATTCACAAACTGCAGAAAGAACCCCGCATCAGCTCCGCCGCCCGAGTGGCCAAATAGAGTCTGGATCCCCGAGAGCGTGGCAAAACGCACGCTGCACTCAACGGTGAAATCGTCGGTGCCGAAGTCCCAATCATCAGAATCCGGGCACGAAACTGCATCGTTGTCACCGTCGAATAATACACTGTTAGTCCCTTCTGGACTTTGTATAGCGGTATCGATCTGCGCGTTACCTTCAAACGTGACAACGTGCGCGGAATTAGACAAGTCAGTGGCGGTTGTTCCGGCATCTACTCCTGCCCAGTCTAGTAATAGCACGACTTTATTAAAATCAGCATCTATATCAGGCACGAATCGTATAATGATTCGATCTAGATTACTGGAACGAAGTCTAATTTCCTCGTTAGCAGTAGAATCTCTATGGAGAGTGTCGAAGGTTGCCAGAGCATTTATTGCGGCAATGGCAGCTGTTTTGTTAACAAAAACACCATCAATTTGATGCTCGGTAAAGTCACCTGTACCGGGAGAAGTCTCTATAAGACCAAATAATTTAAAAGCCATTAGTAGAGATCTACTGGCACTAAAGTCAGAACGGCAGTTGCCGTTGAGCCTGTCTCGGCTTCTATCACGTTAAGCAGAGTATTGCCTATTGGACATTTGACCCGTATATTAGTATTCGGAACTACAGAGAAAGTAAAACTACCATCAGTAGCGGCAGCAGCCGTTGTATCCCATCTACATAAGGCGGTACCGCCAGTAACAGTAAACTCGTAGACTCGACCAGCCTCTAAGCCAGTCTGCTCTACAGATACGGCACCTAAAAGAACAACAAACCCACCAAGGGCCTGATATTCCTCTGTACCTACCTTTTGAATTGTATCAGTCATTTAATCTTCCTTTATTTGTTGTGTGCTTGTACCAAGAAAGCGATCAACCCGTCGTTGTTGCTTTGTAGCAAGACTGACGGTTTCATCATATAAAGTATTATCATCTATCGCTTCTAATGCTCCCCAGATCATCAATAACATACGATTACGTAGATTTGCAGTACTGGTACTATCAGAGGCTCTTATGATCTCTCGTACTTCTTTATCGGTCATTTAATCTTTCTCAAGTAGCCAAGGGAACTCCTCAGCAATAAAATCTGGCTGCTCGCCTTCAAGCCAAGCAAAGCCTGCAGGATCGTGATCGTGACAACGAGCCCGTTCTAGGTTATAATGGTAATCCGCTCCGAACTCTCCAAACTCGAAGGCTCGTGGGGGATCGGTGAAGAAACTGGCCCAGTTGTCGGGAGTGACCTCAGGGGAGTGTTTGAACTTTCCGGTGTAGTCGTTGATGATTGCAGGACACCCTTCGACTCCCACTTCCAGACAGGCTTTAATTCGGCTGCCCCCAAAAACGTGAAAGAGCCCTTCGGCGAGGCAATAGACAACAACTGGGTTTCTAACCCCGTGGAGCTCAATATCTGCGTTAAGGGCTTTCTGGAAGTCGGGCTTTGTATGAGAGACAATGAAGTTGGAGTGGCACCAGCCATTGAGGCTAACCCTCGGTCCGCCATATCCCGGATTGCGGATAAGACGACCCACCACATCTTTGACCAGAATGCGGTCACAACGGACACTGTACGGCTTCTTGGTAGAGTCGGACGTCTCGCTCATAATGATTCTCAATACGTGCTATTAACCAGGGTTCTAGGTCTTCGGTGCGTTCGGTAACGCCAAGCTTGTCCATCTTAGGAAAGCCTCGTTCGTCCCACCATTTAGAGAATTTCTCTAATGGTACTACCTCTGTTGCTCGGCGGCCACACAACTTAGATTGCGAAGCCCAGTGGTTGTCTTTGATTTCGGTTGTCGATATAAATGTCATTAACTCCGCAGGGTCCATGCCCGTGATGGGGCTCTCTTCCCCATTGGCCCATAAAGGCTTCTCGTCTCGGCACTTATCCTTCCAGAGCGCCATAAAGCGGCTCACCGGCTCCCGGACTACCCAAACGTGCGTCGGCACCCTCTTCCAGTCATTATTGGTTGGCGTCCAACATGTGGGGTTTCCCTCCTCTATTGCCTTGAATAGGGAGGTACTACCTACTTTGGGGGATGTCCCGAATATAATGTTCCAGCGAGGGCAGTAGACCCACGGGTGGTCTTTGGTGTTAGGTGCGTTCATGGATCATCAAACAGCGGGTGGTGGGTCTCCCTCGCTGTATATACTCTTCCCAGCGGTAATAGAATTCAGTTAGCCCAGTATGGTGCTGGAACTGCTCTCTCCACCACTTTGGACTCTTCACTATCATATGGAGGTCTTTCCCTTTATAGGGACCATCAGCAAAGTACTTTCCAGTATCTACACAGGATATGAAGTTGTAGAGTACCTTCTTCGTGAGACTGCCCAAAGTCTTCAGAATAGTACCTAAGTGCTCAATTTCAACGTGCTCAAGCACATCAGTAGTAATCACCAGATCAAACTGGCAAGCAGGCAGTTCGCCATACTCGGGCATACCAGGATCATAATTGACCCACTTTCCAGACCATCCGGAATCTTTGACGTTTTGACCTAGGCGGCCTTTCCCAGCACCAAAGTCCAGGACAGTCTCGATGTAGGCTCTCTTCTCTAGAAGAGCTATGATATCGGGTCCAGCATACTTCCACCCTGTACACCCAAAATGCGCAGAGTCTCGGTGTAGTTGGCTCATCTGAGCTTTGTACTCTGGTGTTATGATCATCTTTCCCGCCTTACCTTCTCAATCAGTGTCTCACCTGGAGCCTCATATGGGAATTCCTCATAATATGCGCTCATGAGGGCAGATCCGAGGATCTTGGGTCTAGGTGTCTCAACCTTACCCTGTCTGGTGTTCTCTTTAGCCTCTTCATATCCGGTGAGGATATAGGCGGCTACGTCCGAAGTTTCGAGCTCTTCATGGGTGAATTGCATCCAACTAAGACGATGCGCCCATTCTTCTCGGTCTCCGTTGACTGAGTACGCTTCGTTGGCCGGGTGCTCACATATTGTCTCACAGCCTGCAAATACGGACTCGACAGCGGCGGTGGAGTTGTACGAGATAGTTCGGGCAACTCGGGCAAGTAGATCCCCGAGGGGTTCATCGTAGCCCGCTGGCACCATAATCGGGTTGTGCCTGAAGATTGCTTCCGGGTACTCACGTTGCTTGTCCTTGATCCATTGTATGTGGTCAGCTCCCCGTAGAGACATGTCGGTAGGCTTCTGCCCCAGTATCAGGGTCGGACCATCCGAGTGCATAGGGAGGATCTTGGGGTGTCGCCTCGGGTCACTCCTTGGTTCAGGCCGCGTGCCTCCTGCTTGGAGGCCATTGTAGGTGAAATCGGAGACTTTGTTCAAATCGTACATATCACGGAATATCGGCCCCTCCATGATTAGATAGGGGATTCTATGCCCTATGGCATGTTCGAGCGCAACTGTACTGGCAAAGCTGGTCTGTACTATCAGATCAACTTTTCCTGGCACTTCCCCTCGACCTAGCAGCCGTACCGTGTGAGGTAGGTAGCTGAGACCTTTGGCTAGAGCCATGACCCGCTCGTCCGTAAGGCTGTTGCCCCCCCTTAGATGGATACTTATTTCCATCTAGCATGGGGGAGCTATCGGGCCAATCTTGTCAGGCTCATATAACTTAGCCATTACCTTGCTGACCGCGTTTGTTACTCAGCTCAGGGCCAGTAGCATTCTCGCCGGCTGAACCTGAGATCTTAGGGCCTACAGAATTGCCGCCTTTACTCTGACCAGTAGTAAAGTTATTTGGCAACTTGTCTGAATCGCCACCTGGTGCTTGTGCATTACTCATCGTCGTCTTCCTCATTATCATCAGTTGGAACGTCATGATGCATGTGATGCACCGTGAAGCCTGTATCCCCTTTAACGTCCTTGTCCTGCGTACTTGCTCCCTTAGAGACCGCAGAATCCCAAACAAGCCTCTGAGAGGACTTGTCCCCCGCAATAGCTTGATCTACAACCATTTTCAGGACCTTCAGGACATCCTCGAAGGCGTCATCCCGGAAGGCCTCTTCAAGAGCAAGCTTCATAATGGTTATCTTGTTCTTGGAGCCAATAGGTCTACCCGCAGGGTTGCCTGAATGGCCTTTGAGCCATTTGCCCTTCTCGTCCTTAACAGCTACCAGATCTTTAGGCAACGGGACGTGCCGGTGAAAACCGGTCCTTGTCGCTGAACTTGCCTAACTTGTAGGTGCTGGAGTCTGAAGGCCTCTTGGCCTTGAAGGACGTGTCTTGCTCGTTACGTTGTGCGCTCATATTAGTTTCTCTACATCTGCTGTTGGTAGCACCAGTCTCTCAACTGGGGTGCATAGTGTGACGGAGAACCGATCAACGCCCTCATTAGCCCAGTACCTAACCAGAGCCTCGTCCCGGAACATCTCACAGTCTTGTCTATACTCAAAGTCCCCTGAAGGTAAGACCTCTATGTGCCCATCATTGAACCATAGAAGAGCCGTAAATACCCAAAATGTCATCATTGTCCGAATCCCTCTGCGGCGCCGTCATCATCCTCGGGGAGTTCAATCCCCTCAACAGCCGCATCTATGGCCCTCCGTCTATCGGAGGTATCTCCACCACCAACCACATCTAAGGTGCGCGCAGCATCCACAGACTTCTGGAACTCGTCTAGTGCGAGGGCCTCTTCAGTCTTAGCTTCTCTCTTGACAGCTTGGCTTGTCAGGAACTCAGAGGGTCCCTCATCGGATCTCTGTCGGCTACCCTCCACACGAGCACCTGACGTATCTAGCTCACCACTCAGCTTAGCGTTCTTAATGGTGTTCTCGTTCATGAGACGGGCATCGTCTTTCTTCCAGCCGGGCCAGTCATCTTGAATCTCAATTAGTTTTACGTGGTCTGCCATATCTATTACCTATGAAGCTATGTAAAGTGGCTTGGGGGGAAGGGGGCACCCCCCTCACCACCGGATACCTCCCCGCGAATGCAGGGAGCGTAATAAGGGGCCTTTCTGAGGCACGCCTTTAGCTCTTATAAGTGTTAGCTTCAAGTGTCTTGGTCTCAATATTAAATACCTATGAGAGGAGACCTCCAAGAGGATAACACCTAAATTCTAGTATTACATACTATATTGTAGTGGGAAGCATGAAAGTTACTATCTGTGACATAAGAAAGTGAAAGTTTCTTTGAATTTCCTGTAAACTTCCTGTTTCTTGCAGAAACCAAGGCCGAACGTAGTGAGGCCCGCACTTTGACGCTTCGCGTCACCCGACGTTGTCGGTACGTGCGCCAAAGCTCCGCTTTTGGCCCCCCTTCACCCAACTCACTGATTATCCTCAACATTCTAACTATTGGCACGGCTCTTGACCAGCGCACATTATCCAAGCTGTTCTTTCTACACAACACCCGCGAAAATTCCCTTGGGAATCAACCACTTACCGGGGTACCCCCCTGCATTATGTCAAGTCCGCCGGGGGGGTGGGTGGGGACCCTTGTAAATACCATATAGAGGGGGTATATAGGGGGTCTGAAGGGGGTAGGCAGGAGGAGGGGGGCCAAAAGCGGAGCTTTGGCGCACGTACCGA